TCCCTATTCGTCTAAAATTTTTATTAGTTCAGGATGTCCTGCTTGCCTAAACTTATGTGCCAATGTCGTGTTATTACTGCTTATAGCTTCCTTCATGTAGTGAACTATAACTTTTCTAATATTCTCTTTAAATGCTTCTGCTTGTTCTCTAATAACAGGATGTGTTTGACTGCCAACAGATATAATTTTATCTACAGCCCTTTCAGATATTTCTTCCGGAGTGAAGCCTCTATTAGAAGTTGTGTAAACTTTTACATTTCCACCTAATAATGCTGATGTACTATTCCCTATCATTTGACTTCATACCTCGCTTGTTCTGTTCTGTACATATCTTGACGATTTTTACCTTCACTTAATTGTTTAAGTAACGATAAACTTTCATTATAACGTGCTGTATAGTTTGTTAAAACATCAGGTTCTGCTTTTGTAAAAGCAGCAGCTTCTAATAAAGACCCGTATAATAACAACGAATCAAAATTATCTCCAAGCCATGATGTTCCTGCAGTCACAATAGACTCTGGATAATAAAAGTAATGCAACTCAGTTGAATAGTTTTGATCTGGTGTTGGGCCTACTATATATGTATCATCATCAAACAAAGCGTAATGTGTGGGAGTTGCTGTATCTGTTGGAGTTGGAAATGCTTCTCGAATAAAACTAACATCTTTATTTAAAAGATAACTATAAGCTCCTGTAGTAGGATCAATTACAGCTAAAGAAAAATTAGCTAACCAATCTGAAGGAGTTTTTAAATATTGATTACTAGCTGTTAAAGACCCTAATACATTCTTTCTAAGATTTAAAAGTTGAACGGAGTTAAACACACGTTGCTCAGTTTGTTCTATAAATGTATTAACTTGTTCAGTGCTGGTTAAAGAAATAGAATTACCAGCACTATCTGTAAAAGAAGTGTCAGGGAAATCGTTTTCACAATACCCTTTTATAGTTTCATAAAGAGTAGCGTAATTCATTATGCAAGCCTAGTTGAAGACTTATTACCTTTTGTAGCAGCACCAGACCCTCGCGTTACAACTGTTTGCGTATTCGGTACATTATTAGGATACCCGTCAACTTTAGGCACAGGAACTTGCTCTGGTTGTTTATAAGTATTAGTATCATTTTTCATATATTTCTCCTAAGAAATTTCTATTACTACGTTGCCTACACCTGTACTAGCAACTAAACTATTTGGTAATCCTAATTCTAAAGGATCTGCAAGCCCTACGGGGTTAAATCCATACTGAAAATTCCTAGACTTTGATGAAGAAAATCTAGTTAAATCAGGCCGCGGATTACGAACTGCTTGCGGATCTTCTACTGGATACAACCCTAATGATAACTGAGGTTGATCTTTTTCCCAACATGTAGGACAAACAAAAATATTTACTACATTGTTTTTAATTGTTAAAGGTTTTAATTCTTTTAACTTATATCTAAATCCACATCTATCGCATTCTGCAAGAGCGTGTTTACCGGAACTAAATCTGTTACTCATAGTTAGGTAATAAACATTTGTCGTGGAACAAGTCTATCTGATGCTTTTTCACGATCTTCTCCTGCAGCAAGATCCCATGTTTCATCATACATAGCTTTTAACATTGACAAACGCTCCATTCCATTAGGAACTTTTAACGCTAAGTAATACGCAAGTCCTGCTGTTAGACATGGTAAAAATCTAAAAGGTACATCAAAACTTACAGCTCCAGTAGATGCGTCTTGTATTCTTCTCATTCTCCAATACACAAAAGTATAAAAATTACTTCGATCAGGCACAGGCCATACATTTATATTTGGAGCCTGTGTTCCTGTAGGACTAGTAGTGCCAGATTGTCTGTCAATATAAACTTGAATTGGTCTACCTTGATTTAACTTTGAAGGAATGCTTGCATATGTTGAAACGCTTATCCTAGAAATTGTTAAATCTGATTGATTAGAAACACTGCCGCTATTTGTTCTAATAACATGTTCTAACAAATCGACAGTATCTACAGGCAAATCATATTGTCCTGTACCCGCTGTCAAAGATATAGACCCTTGTTCAACAGTCCATAAATTAATTCCTCTATTAGCCCAATCTGCAAATAATAAATTTAAAGAACGCCTTGCAGTTTTTAAATCGTATCCAGTACGTAGTTCAGAACCTGCACGTTCAAAAGCCTCTTCAACAATTTCTGTTAAATTAAGATCAAAACTAGAAGTGCCTGAAGTTGTCATTAAGATTTCCTATATGCTTTTGTTTTCTTTGCTATTTTTTTCGGTTGAGCCACATACTGCTTACCTTGCTTCTTACCTTTTCGCTTAGCTCTGCTAGTCGCTCTATACTCTGCATCAGATAATGAGGCAATTGCTTTAGCTGGTAAGTACCTTTCGCCTGTAGCTTTTTTACCTTGTGTGCTAGGTTTCCCACTTTTGGTTCTCCATTTTTGTTTTGTCCAGTTCTTTAAAGATTTTTGAGATTTAGCTAAAGCCATGTATTGTCCTATCTAATACGATTACGTCTGCCTCGTAATAAATTACTTAAACCCAATCCACCACCCATATCCATAGCCTGCATTTGACGACTGTCATATGGAGAAGTATTGCCCATACCCCCTTGCATACCTCTCGTATCTTGTAAATAACCATGTAAGCTATTTTTTAGTCCAAATACAGGGCGCATTTCTTGTTGTATATTTTCTAATAAACCTTTAACTCCAGTGTTTATATTATTTATATTAAACCCTCCTTGATTACCAGAGTTACCTTCAAACATGGGAGAACGAGATTGAATAGGAGAAGGAGGAGGAGGAGGAGGAGGAGGAGGAGAAAAAGGAGAAGAAGAAGGTTGTCCATACATCTGTTGCACCTGCCCTCCATTTGCAAAAGAAGAAGCCATTGCCGCAACGCTAGAAGGAGCAGAAGCAGAAGGAGATGTAGTTTGTATAGGAGCAGGGGCAAGACTAGTAGGAGTTTGATAAAACTGTTGTCCTGCAATAACAGGCGCGCCTTGATTAGCTAGGTTTATTGTAGCTGCTTGCGGATTACTTAAAGGCATTCCGGGAGGTTGCATTCTAGGCTGTGGAGCTAAAAAAGGTTGTGGTGTAAAACCACTTAATGGTTGAATAGCTGAAGTAGCAGGACGATTTGCAATATTAATACCTGCTAATCCTGTTGTAAACGAATCTCTATTTAAGTTAATATTTGAATTTAAAATGTTATTAAGTTCTGCTTGAGACGGAGCATACCCCATCTCTTGCTCAAACATTTCAGCAGCACGATTTCCAAACTCTCCACCTGTAATAGCTGTTTGTCTAAACGTAGCTGCATCCTGAATAGCATCAGGATCTACGTCTCTGTAATACTTATACGCATCTAAACTAGGATCTCGACCTAATACATTTTGAAATTGTTTTACAGTATTGTCACTTCCTAATTCTGGAATAACTGATTCAAAATATTTTTGAGCTTCACCTTCATCTAAAGTTGCACCAACAGCTTTTCGGGCTTTCATAAAATCCCCATACTCAGTTGGAGCTGAGCCAAAAACATCTTGATACGCTTGAAATGCTCCTGACTTTGCAGCATCAGGGTCTTGCATCATTCTTGTAAATAAATCTTGTCTTTCGTTTGCGTTTATAGAATCTCCAAACTCCCTTTTATAGTAAGCAATATCATTAGCAGTTGGGTCACGCCCTAATACACTTTGATAAATCTCTGTTAAGTTAGAGCCAAAATCAAAAGCATCAGGCACACTTCCATCTGACACTCTTGTACCAGACATAGCTTGCTCTTCTGTTATGACGTTTCCTGTATCCGCATCACGGTAAACAGTTTCTGTCGCCCCCATACCTAAAGGTTTTTCTTCTGTAGTGTATGTAACAGGTGCTGCAACAGGTGCTGCAGGAGCAGTATATCCGGGTACAGAAACCATTTCATTAGTTAACGCAGCAGCTTCTTGAGCGTCTAACTCTGCACCAAATCTATTAGCGTGATAATCTAATTCTCCTTGAGATGCAGGTCTACCATAGTTGTCAATATATAATTGATTAATTGCTTCAATACTCATTAACTTTTATACCCTCCACCAGATTTTTTGTAGGACGAGGCGAGTAACTGCGCTTTACGGGCTGACCACTGACCGGGGCGACCTCCCTTTCCACCAGCTTTTATCTGGTTGAATAAGCGTTTACGAAGGGTGGGCTTCGTGTAATTACCCGCCTCATTGACCTTTGATTTAGCTTTCTTTTTAACAGAGCCGCCGTTTTTAAGTTTCTTTAACTTAGATTCTTCAACAGCACCCATACCACGACTTGGCATCATGCTATCTTTTTCCCTTTAGTTTTTCCTTGTCTAGCTATACCATCTATACTCTTTTTCTTAGTGGTTTTTTTCTTACCGCCAGCCATAGCCATTTTAGCTTTAGGTTTATTAACCCCACCACCTATAGCCATCTTAGCTTTAACTTTACCGCCGCCCATCATTTTGCCTTTACCATCACCAACAAAAGTAGGTTTACCAGTAGCTTTATTCATAGGCATACCGCCAGCTTTATATCCTTTTTTCATCATACCGCCTCCTGTCATTCCCATTTTCTTTTTCATTCCCATGCCTTTCATAACATTACTCCTTGTATAAATTATTAAAAGTTACTTCTGGATCTGTATAACTATCATCTTGTTCTGCACAATGTGTCCATTGACTTGGTTTAAAATCTGGTGCGCCCTCTCCTGTAATCCAATACGCCGGGCTTGTTACTCTTACTCTATTGTTAGGTAAGGCTACTACATTGCCTTTCCATTGTC